CTGTAAAAACACAATTTGCAGGGTCAGAATCTAAAACTTGACTAGCTACAATTTGACTTTGATTAACTGTCCAAGTTGTTCCTGAACCAGCAGTAATAATAGTTTGTGGCAAAACACCAATACCAAATACTTGCTGACCTACAGCAATAACGCCATAAATATTAGCTGATATTTTTAAAGTAGTGCCTGAAATAGAGCCAACAAAAGAAGTTGTATCAGGATAGTCTATATACCAAGAATACCGATTATTACCATCTACTATGTAGACATAAACGCCATTGTCAGTAATGCTTACAGGTCCAGTAGTCGTTAAAAGCTGACCAATAATAGAAGGCTGAAAATTATAAGATAAAGCGTAAACATAAGAGCCACATACGGCTATTAATTGTTGACCACCTGAAGATATAGTTCTAAGCCCTCTAACAGCTTCCTGATTGGGAAAAGTTGTTAAAAGGGTAAGTCCTGGCGTAGGATAAAGGGCAATAACGCCTCTTTCACCTTGAGCTTTAGTAGGGTCAACTTCAGGCCGCCAATTAATACATTCTTGGTCGTCTTGATAAATTGATGGTGCTGTATACGAAGCGCCAACGAAACCAAAGTCAGCCATTATCCTGTAAACCCACCATTAAGTATCCAGCCAGCATCTTTAGCTCGACTAGATAACATAGAGTCAGGATAACTAGCAGTCATAACTGGCTTCATATTTGTGCGTTTTAGAGTTGATTTAGCTTGTGCAGCATAACCATTAATCATGCTAATTTGAATCTGATTAACTTTGCCATACATAGGCATTAGTCTTTCAGCTAAACACCATCTTAAAGCCATTGCATAACCTTGAGGAAAAGCTAAATTTTCATAAAGGTTGTCATAAGTGCTAAAAATGGTCGATGTAAATAAGTGCATTTCGCCTTGAGCAGGATTAGGCCATACAGTTAAATTGCCTGATTCTGCGCCAGCATTGTAATAAAGAGCTTTAGGCCATGGACCATTTAAAGTTTTTAAACCAATTTGATTGTAGTTTTCAAGCGCTAAAATACTGACTTGATAATCTAAACCACCACCATAAATAGGTTGACCATTACTAGTCGTATTAATTCTTACAAATGCTGAATCAATTCCTAATGGCTTTTGATAGTAAAGAATAATAGGAATAGGCGTTACTGTAGCTGTCATAGCCCTGCTACCAAGACTTAAACTATTACTTATAGTGTATGTACCAACTCCACCTGAAGCGCTTATAACAGCCGTTATAGTTGTTCCTGAAGTAACTCCAGTTCCAGTAATAACTGCGCCAGCTCCTAAATAACCTGTAGCAATAGCCGTTACATTTAAAGTTGTTCCCGAAATAGAAGCTGTAAAAGCAGGAGCAGGAGTAGTTGCATCTACATTTAATCTGTAAGTTCCAGCTTCATTAACATTACCACCAGCGCCTGTTAGGAATTCAACAATCTTAGTGCCAACGCCAATAATTCCTATGCCTTTAAGAGTTTGCCCTAATGCTACTGCGCCAGTTGTTGCATTGGTTACAGTTAAAACTTTGCCTACAATCGAGCCAGTAATAGAAGCGCCAATGTAATTTGCTGTGCTAGGGTCAGGACCAATCGTATATTGAGTTTGACCAGAAATGAGAGGAAATACAATTTCCGTCACATTGTAAATCATCATGCCTTCATTTGACCATTGGTCAATGATGTCATTAAGCATATCTAGTGCATCTTGAGCCGCATCAGGAGTTGGCACTTCACCAGCTTCTAAGGCGCCTATATCTTTTAAAGCTCTAGATATGATTTCAATTGGCGTTGTCATGTTTTACCTTAAACTTTTACTGTAAATGTAGGAATAACCCAAGGTTTTTTAACTACATCTTGCATATTATTTAATTGTTTCTTTAAATTTGCTTCAATAATACAAATGCCATCAACTACTGATTCTGCTTTAATCCAATTAATAACATCTATTTCAGAAAGCTGGTCTACAACTTTATGATTATTGTCTTTAAAAGTCCAATAACCTTCAGTCTTAACAGAGCTTTCAGTCACGCTATATTTCACTTGAGTTATAACGCCATTTTCTGAAATTAAATCAATAATTTTCCAAATCATGCAGTATAGCTACCAGAAACAGTAAATTTTACGATTTTAAAAGAGCCGCTTGTAGTTACAGTTGGGCTTCCTGTTACTGTTCCTGTATAACTAGCAGTTGGTATAGAAAGAATTACAACTCCGCTACCACCAGAACCGCCATAGTTTGAGCCATAATTTATTTGTGCCCCACCACCTCCACCGCCGCCAGTATTAGAAGTTGCATTGCCACCAGTTGTAGAAGCGCCTCCGCCCCCTCCGCCACCGTTTCCACCAGACGCAGCAGCAGCATAAGTTACGCCACCAGCAATCCAAGCGCCTCCGCCCCCACCGCCTGCATAGTAGGTTGAAGTACCTGTAATAGCAGAAACTAAACCAATGCCACCTGCGCCTGATTGTCCTGAAGTAGCATCTGCGCCATTACCTCCAGCCCCTCCTCCGCCGCCTGCCGCAATATTGCCGCCTTGATAAAGATAGTTACCTCCATTATTACCTTGCCCTGGAGTGCCTTGGCCATAAGATGCAGCGCCATAAGAACCACCACCTGAACCTCCATTTGTGCTTGAAGAACCACCGCCAAAAGCTGTTAATCCAAAAGCTGTAGTATTACTTCCATTAGAAGTCGAAGTATTTACGCCACCAGCACCAATTACAAATGTATAAACTTGGGCTGGATAAATATTAATGCTGTTAGTTATTAGTCCACCAGCACCACCGCCAGCATTGACATTTCCTGAACCACCACCAGCAATCATTAAATAAGTAATTGTGTAATAAGTTGTTGGAGTTCCTTGAGTAAACGGAATCCATTGTCCTGCTATATAGCCTTCAAAAAATCCACCACTATCTGTGTTGTAGCGAATCATGCCGTTAACAGAAGTTGCAGGTCTTTGTGCTGATGTGCCTCCTGAAATAGTAACAGCACCAGTAGAAGTAAATTGACCTAATCCAGTTACAGTTAAATTAGTAACAGTTAAATTGCCACTACTATCTTGAATAAGAAGTGTTCCATTATTTGCAGGAACGGTTAAATTATAAGCAGTAGCAGTATTTGCTCCTGTTAATGTTATTGAGCCACCCGAAGTAGCTTGAAATACTAATTGTGACATTATAGTTCCTTAGTTACCCAAGTTTTAGTGGCTTCTTCCCATTCGTAATACTTGCCATCTTTAGGCAATTCCGATGGAGCTTCCCAAATCCAATTTGCATTTAAAGTCCAGCTAGGATAAGGCTGTTTGCCATAAAATACATCATTTGCAGAATCATAAATACTGCCAATGCCAGCATAGTTTCCACGCAAAGCTACACCGCCATCTGGCTGACCATCAGCGCCATAATGAACATTTCCATAAGTGTTATAACTAGTTTTAATCCAAGTGCCAGGACTTGAATCTATATAACTATCAATAAAGTCTTGTTCAGCAACAATAACTTGCTCAACTATTCCGTTGTTTACTTTTGCAAAATGCGACATTTGTTTCTCCGTTTAAGCTGTATAGCTGCCAGAAGCAGCAAATGAAATTATGGTCGAACTTCCCGATGTTGTAATTGTTGGTGAGCCTGTTGTAGTCCCAGAATAATTAGTGGTTGGAACGGATAATATTACTATTCCGCTGCCACCAGCGCCTCCTGCATATCCTTGGTTATAGGCTCCACCTCCGCCGCCTCCCGAATTTGCGGAGCCTGGACTGCCAGGGTTTCCTGTAAATGGAGGACCAAATAATCCGAGACCTCCATTGCCGCCGCCGCCAGCGCCACCGCTTCCAGGCAAAGCTCCTTGAACAGAACCGCCACCGCCCCCACCGCCTGCATAGGTTACGCTACTGCCTGTAATTGAAGAAGCTGCTCCTGCGCCACCATTGCCTGAATTTGTGCCGCCATTTCCACCAACTGCCGATGCGCCACCGCCACCGCCTGCTGGATAATTACCAGCACCGCCACCATTAGTTCCTCCCGCAAAACCTTGGCCGCTAGTTCCTGCGCCTCCTGAATATCCTGTTGCGCTGGAACCAGGACTGCCACCAGAACCTCCACTACTTCCGTTTCCGTTGTAGCCACCGCCACCACCACCTATTGAAGTAATTGTAGTTAGCCCACTTCCTGAAATAACAGAATTAGAACCATTATTTCCTGTTGCATAACCAACAGAAGCACCACCAGCGCCAACGGTTACTGTGTAAACAGTTCCCAAAATAAATGAAGCTGTGCTAGTTAATAACCCTCCAGCACCACCAGCAGAAGATGATGAATTTCCGCTACCACCACCAGCGACAACCAAATAAGTAGCCGTATAGTTATAAGAACCTTGAGTTAAAGGAACCCAACCATTTGTTGCGCCTGAATACACTTCATAAGCTGATGTTGTAGTATTAAATCTAATCATTGATGTAGCAGGACTAGCTGGTCTTTGAGCAGTAGTTCCTTTAGGAATATTTAATGAACCAGTTGCACCACTTAAATCTAAAATACCTAAACTTGGATTCCAAGATAATTCAGTAGAACTTGTATTAACTCCAGTAATAGTTCCACTTGTTGCGCTTGTAAATGTTAAATAACGACTTGCATTAGTTGTTGTATCGTCAGTTACAGTTATGCCACTAGAAATAGTAGTCCAAGTAGGAGTTGCAGCAGAACCAGCAGAAGTTAATACTTGTCCGCTAGTGCCAAAGTTAGTCGTTCCGCTTCCTGCTGGAGTTGTACCTAAGTTTGTATTAAGACCAATAGCGCCTGTTGCATTAATTACATGGGCAGATTGACCTGTAGTTCCCCAAGCAAAATAAGTCTTATAACCATTTCCTGAGCCAACAGTTACATCACCGTCATGACCTGAAAAGTAAACTCCATTATTAATACTAAAGAAATCAGCAGGAGTAGAAGCGCTAAATACTGAAGAATTCATGCCAAATTCACCGTAATAGGTAGAATCTGTGCCTAAATTGTTGCTTAATACATAATTGGTAGAAGCTCCAGCCGTTGCGCTAGTATTTTGCATAATTGTTTGCAAATAAGAGCCTGAAATTGAAGCGCCTAATGCTAAATCAGTATTTGAACCATTAAAACTTAAAGTAGGTGTAGTGCTAGTAGTTGAGCTTGTAGATAAATAAGTAAATGCGCCTGTTGATGCTGTTGTAGCACCAATCGTTACGGCATTAAAGCCACTTACTGTAGTACCCAAAGCTGCCGCAGTTGCGCCAAAAGTAATAGAACTATTGGTTAATGCGCTATTAGCAATATTTGAAAGAGTGCCGCCTAAAGTTAAACTTCCGCTAGTTGTTACAGTTCCAGTAAGCGTTAAACCATTAACTGTGCCTGTGCCGCTTACTGAAGTTACTGTTCCTGTAGTAGGAGTAGCCCATGATGGAACACCTGAAGCTAAAGTTAAAACTTGACCATTTGTTCCTGCTGCCAAAAAAGTAGTTGTATTAATTGCAGATTGATAAGGCAAAGAACCAGCTGCACCGCCAGCTAAACTTGTTGCTAATGCCGCAGTTCCACCAATGCTTAAACTTGTTGCAGTCCCAGTTAAGCCTGTTCCTGCGCCTGTAAACTGCGTAGTTGCAGTAATGGTAGTACCACGAACTGTTGTAGCAGTAGTAGCACCTACAGTCGTTGAATTAATTGTGCCGCCTGTAATAGCTACAGCACTAGCATTTTGAGTTGACATTGTGCCAAGACCCGATACTTGGGCATTGGTAATAGCAATGGTTGTATTTGTAGCTGAAGTAATTTGACCTTGGGCATTTACAGCAATTACAGGAACAGCGCTTGCTGAACCATAAGTATTAGCTGAAACGCCTGTATTGGTAATACTAAATTGATAACCAGTAAGGGTTAACCCTGTGCCAGCAGTATAGTTAGCGGCTGTGGAAAAATTACTCCAAGTCATAGCCGTAACGCCTAAAGTACCACCTGGTTGTGCTGTGCAATACCAAGCACTTCCAGCTTGAGTACCATACTCTACAAAGACTAAAGCGCTAACATATTGCGACCAAGTTGTAGAACCTGTAGCATAAGTCCAAGCACCAGTATTAACGGTATAAATGCCGTTTTGAGCTGTGTTTGATTGGTTTTTAACTAATACTGTATTACCAGCTACTAAAACTACTGTATCAACTGTTTGAGTGCCTGAAAGCGTAATATTAACAGTTGTGGCCGCAGTTACAGGCGCTTTCCAACTAATTCCAATGGCTACTGAATCGACATATAACTTATTTGTTATGTCATAAGAACCTGATGGCGTTGCATTTATTTGTCCGCTACTAAATACAGCAGTAGATGGAACAGAAGCCCCAATCGTAGTGCTGTTTATAGTGCTATTAGTAATGGTTAACCCTGATTGAATTGGGTTAGCAGTCGCATAAAAAGGAACGCCTTGGCCTATAAATGTATTAAAACTTCCATCTACATTAAAATAAGCCTGAACAGGCAATAGATTCTGAACAGTCGAATTAGCTGGACTAGCCATTAAAGTTTACCTTCACCTGGAGTAATTTCAAGGCTTGTTGCAGCGCTTGCAATAAACCAAGCATTCGGTGGAATTCCGCTAAATACAGCTACACCTAAAGCAGGAATAGACAATACATTAGCAATACCAGCCGCAGTAGGAGTAGTAGCAACAGGCGTTACAGTTGCATCACCAGGCTCTTGAGGAGCCCAACTTACACGAACAATAGAAGAAGTTAAGTTCATTATCCGATAAGCAGTAGGGTAAATATTATTGTTGGTTTTAGCTTGAACAGCCGAAGTGCCGACTAGGTAAGTAGCCCCAAAAGGGGAAAAAGCTGAGTCATAGGCCATGATTTAGCTCATATTCGCTGGAAGTGGGCCATCTGCACGATAAACTTGGAAAATATAAGTTCCTGCTGTTGGAGTTACAGAAGCCGCAGTTACATTTCCAAACTGAACAGACAATACGCCATTAGTTAAACAATCACATTCAACAATAAATACGCCTGCAATTTGTGTTCCTGAAAATCCAACTGCAGCAATAATATCAGTTGTTACTAGACCTGAAACATTAAAAGTTTGTGCGGCTGTTGTAATAGTAGCTACTGCAACAGGAGTTATTGATATTGCAATATTAGTTACGCTAAGGTTATTACCTCTAGCTACAGTTGTCATTGGCATTTTGAATTCCTTTAAAAAATTATAGATTAATTAAGAAAAAAAGGCACACCTTTTGAGCATGCCCTTTTTCTTTATAACAGTCGCTTTTAGCTAAAATCGTAACCGTAAACATATACATCAACTGTGCCTGTTACAGCAGTAGTGGTTGCAATATTTACAAACAGATTTTGTTGCGTATAAGAAGTAACTACTGCACTAGCTGCTACTTGGCTTACGCCAGCAACAGTTGCTAGTTGGGAAGCTGTAATAGCACCGAACAATGAAGTTGGAGTGCCATTACCAGTAGTGGTAATTCCTAAGAC